CCGTAAAAAGCTTTTCCAGCCTGCAGAGCAGCCATTGCTCGCTGCTTTTCTGTAAGAGTGAGCCACTTTGCGAGGTCTTGCGCGTCCTTTACTGCCGCCTTCAGTCGCGCTGCTTCTTCTGCAGCGATTACTCGCAGTTCAAGGGAGTTGGCTAGATTCTTAGCCCTCCATAAGTCTTTTAAATCTTGTTCCGATTTCTTGACTTTAGCTGCTTCTTCTGCCGCTATTACTCGCAGTTCGAGAGAGTTGGCCTGGTTTTTGGCACGACCAAGCTCTTGTACAGCTTTTGCAGCCGCAGCCGCCTTGGCTGCTTCTTCTGCCGCTATTACTCGCAGTTCGAGAGAGTTGGCCTGGTTTTTGGCACGGGCGAGGTCTTGTGCTTGCTTCACCGCCGCAGCCCCAGCCATCTCAGCACTTTTCAGCATGACCTTCAAGTTGCTATCAGTTCTTTGGATACTGTGATCCACCTGACCAAACAACCCTTGAAGCTCATAACCCTTTTTGGTGACATTGCCAAAAATGTCTGTTTTGCCTGATGCCGCCAGAGCGTCTAACTTCGCCTGCATAGCCTCCACTGCGGCGGTCATGGTTTTTAGTTTCTGCTCAGCGAGCTTCGCTTCTGAACCAAGCTTAGTGACACCTTCGCTAGGAACCTGAGTAACCCCAAGGTTCTTCATGCGGGTTTCTAGCGCAGTAAGAGATGCCTCAGCACTCTTAGTATCGATCTGAAGAGATAGGGTTGCTGCTGCGTCTACATCACTCATTACCTTATCTCCTATTCATCGTACTGAGTGCAGAGGCTTCCATCACTCGTATTGCATCTAATACTGCCAACTGCTTCTTTATCTTCATGCGGTCCATAGTGCTGTACACAACACTATAGTCAAGTCCTGTAGCGCCCCCGGCCCCGACCCTCCATTGAGTGGAGACTTTATTGAAGACCTTAAATGGAACCCAGTTCTCTGGCCATACTTCGACATCGCTGGTGTCTTCTACATCTTCTCTAAGGAGACCTATCGCCTCCAGTTCCTCCTCTGAAGGGCCGGGATCATACATCCGGGCCGCTACTTCACGGAGTTTTTTCCTTTACCCTCAAACAGCCCCTTGTTATAAGCCTCGAAAATAGCTTTGGCCGCTGAGGGGTAGTTGTCAAGCAGAGTTTCCAATGCTTCTGGGGAGAACTTTTCATCCACACCAGACCAGTTGCTAATAAGATCAAGCAAAGCTTCGTTGTCAGGGCGTGAAGTATCGTCATCCCCCAAAGACTCAAAAAAAGCCTTCAGTGCCTTTCTTCCCATGTGCTTGAACTCAAAGGTGATTTTACCGTCACCACTTGGAGTAGGAATGATTACATCAGATGTAAATACGGGTTTTGGTTGTAGTACAAACATGGTGTCGCCTCGTGTATAAAGGTCGCCTCGAAAAGACCACTGGCCCGTGCGTGAGGCGGGACGCACCCAGTAATACTGGTGGCCAGTGGGTTACTGCGCTATAAAACCAAGTTACGAAGAGTAACGAACAGGTTCAGCGGCATAACTCAGGCTGATCTGAGTCATCAACGCTTGATTAGTCTCCATCGTCGGTACTTTCATCACAGACCAGTACGCATTAGCCACCAACTTAGAGCCGTTGGGGAAGGTCATAAGTAGGGCATAAGGAGAACGGGCCGTGTCAGCGGCAATTACGTCAGCGTACCATGTCAAAGTCGGATCATCAAACACGTCGACAGTCATATTCACTGCATCTTTAACTGTCGGGATTTGACGAATAACAGTATCCGAGATAGAGGTAATGTCAGCAAATTGCTGAGCACCTCCAGATGCACTAATACCCTTGACCTGGCTAAGGGTAGACCATGTATTGATCTTGCGGAATGTACCTACACCTGTAGTTGCTGGGTATTTAGACGTATCAGACGTATCAACGCCTTCAAGAACAAATGAAGTACCACCTGAGACAGACTTAACCCGTGCAACACGTTGATCCAGTAGACCCCACCCGGATGCCATCACTACATAGTCTCCAACAACGAGGGAGTGGGTAGCGGTAACGACACACTCCGATGCGTTTGAAAGAGCCGTGGTGGCAGTAGCCGCGCTGCCAAGCGCCGGAAGGTAGGTTTTTGCAATAGCGATGGTTGCGCCAGTGGAAAGTGTAATGGCCATGTCATAATCCTATAAGTAATTTGCGGCCACAACACTAATATCGGGCCTACCCAAATTCTACTCGCATGGAAGGCATGACTCCAGTTGTTTTTGGAGTAAAATGTGACCAAAAGTGACCGATGGTAATCCGCAGAGTAGGTCAATTTGGTGAGGGCTAAAATGAACAGCGAAGAACTCGTTCTGCTTATGAAAGCAGAAAACCTAAATGTTAAGAGAGTCTCAACAATTCTCAGCGTAACCCCAACTACCGTGTATAGATGGATAAAAGGTACGAGAAAAATACCAGACAGAGTATCTCCGTCTATTGTCGCCCTGTTAAGGGACCGCCCCAGATACTTGACGCTGTCTGGTTCTGAGTGGCGTGTTGACTGATTACTGCCAGAACTGGAAAGGTACAGTTAGGTCTATACTGGTCCAACCAGATCGAGACTGCTTACGCCCAGGTCGGGGGCAGTCTAGTGTTACCCCAGTTAGTCGCTGATATTTGAGTAACTCTCTGAGAAAGTTCAAGTGGGCCAATGCGTCTCTTGTGCTGCTGCCATCTTTCACAAACATCTGCAGCCATACCTCTCCATAGCTGCCTGTGATGGGTTGCAGATCAATGCCTTGGCGTAAGCTGTCTGTAAAATTCACGCTTACTCTTAGAAAGGTGCTCCCTACTGTATCCAGGTCAATGGATGCGGCTTCATAAAACACCTTGACCGTAGGGTAAGTTGTTGTCCACGCTGGATGTAGAAAGGAGACAATAGCGTCTCTTGCTTGTACTTCTGTTGTCATACTCCAAGACTCCTAAGTACATTAAACTGAGACCGACCTATAGTACCGAAACGTCGGCTAACATGATCTACTGACCTACTCACTAGATGGGCTGCATCCGGGTTTTCCGGCCTAAAATTGATTGTGCCCATTTCAATCTTCCACGCATAAGGTTCATCATGAACAGCAGAGTTGGAGAGAAAGATTGGAGTGCCCAGTGGTTGCTTGCCCGCTGCTGCAAATCGCGGTGCTGCCTTGTTCAATGCGTACTCAATAGAATCTGGATCGCCCTTTTGCTTTGGTTCAGCAAGCCCTTTTTTAATGTGTCCAGCCCCGCCAGATTGAGGGGGTCTCCAAATATTAGGGGGAACATTAAAACCTACTTCCCATCCAGCGACAAAGTCACCAGAATACTGCGGCCCCTCTTCCAGAATATAGGTCAAGGCAACGTGTCCAAGTCCGGCAGCCGATTGCTGCACGGCTGTCTTCACCGAAGCGAACCACGCCTCTACCTGTGAATTGAATTTATCAAGACCGACGAACATGGCAACTCCACGTCAAACCTTCATCCTGAGACGATACCACCCTCCACGTCCCGTCTGACAGTGTGAAACTATCAGGCGGATCAGGTGTGACTGCTTTTAGTGTGAATATTTGTTGATCCCCACGTTGGTACTGCTCTGAGGCTTGTGAGAGATACCTAAAATGCTCACTCCACTTAACCCTCAGTATCTTGATAGTTGAGTTAGTTGGTGTGTGGGTGTCTGTGATCGGATCATAAACTCGAGATGAGAAAGTGGCATTCTCAAAGTTAGGTGAGTCAAGCACATTGGCCAATGAAACACGAAGGCCCGATGTTGAGATGTACGACTCTTTGATTAAATACCACACAGAGTTGAGTTTAATCAAGGAGTCTGCTGGTGCCGACTCAGTGCCAGATAAAAATACCTGATACTGTGGGGGATAACGGCTAGAGTCTTCTGCATCTGGGAGATACTTGGCAAATGCAAGTGCAGCGTAAGCAGTAGTTGGTGCAGTGCCGGTAAGTTCTGCGGCAATGGTCGTAAGGTCTGCAAGTCCGTCTGCACCTTGAATAACAAAGTTAAGTCGAATTACTTCATTATTCCAATAATCAGGTGCTTGGGTGCCCAGTAAATATTTCTGACCACCTATGTCGACTACTCTTCTGGCCGGAATAATCACATCCCCAGCAGTCGATATAGTACGCTTCTTAACAGCAACCCCGTCGATTTTGCTGTAAGATAGGTTCTCGAACTGACACAAGAACGTATCATCACTATAAGCGTCTGTAGCGAGTGTTTTATCTAACCAACGGGCTATTCTATCAAGGTCCATTATGTACCTGTCACTGGGTCAGTGGACGGAGACACGACAGAGAAATACGACTTCGTAACAGTAGTGGTTACAGTCGTACCAACAGCCGCAAATGCTTCTACCAGTTTCGATTTAGCGGCATCGTACTGACTCTTAACATAGGCAACGGTGTCTTTGTACGGGTTGTCGAAACGCGCGCCTTGAGCTTTGCCATCCGTCAATTGCTTAAACGAGAACATGGGCAAAGAAGCTGTGAGATGCTTTGCCACAGCGTAAGTAGCGAACAGGTCGGTTGCCGCCAGAAAACGCATCTCCGCTGCAGTGGGTGTCGTCAGCGCCTCTGTCATGATGTACGTGCTCTCAAGGGTCAGGTCGATAGCTTCAAATTCCTGCTTGAGGATCAATTCGTACAGGTTGAGGGACAGGACTTCGTCAGGGAGATCGGTGCTACTGACTCCAAGGGCTGCGCGAAGGTCGTTGTAAGTCGTATAGTCAGTTAGCATGGTTATCTCCTTGGTGGCATTTTAGCACAGTGTTGGGAGTGTGATGGAGTTGACTTCGACTCTTTGTGTTGTTACAATAACAACTTTACTGGAGGCCCAAATGAAAACCGAAAAAATCTTTACGTTCCGTATCCCTGTAGAGTTACTTGACGCCGGCCATGCTTTGGCCGAAAAATACGACCTGTCATTAGCCCAATTGATGCGAAGAATCTTAAAAGATGCAGTGGAGGCTGACAGGTGTTTAGAGGTGGTGAAATGAGTGCAAAACTTATGGGCATCTATTACATTCAGAACAACGCCAACGGCAAGCGATACATAGGCTCAAGTGTCGACATAAGACGCAGACTAGCTGGGCATCTAAACCTTCTTCGTAAAGGTAAGCACGTCAACGTCCACCTTAGTAGAGCGTGGGACAATCATGGAGAAGAGTCTTTTGAGACTGGTGTTTGCGAACTGGTTGAAAGTTCTGATGATCTTGTTGCTCGTGAGCAGTTCTGGATTGATGCCGAAGGGTATTACAACCTTGCACCGGCAGCCGGGTCCACGCTTGGGTTCAAGCATAGCGATGAGTTCAAGGCTAACGCGAGTGCTCGTGTTTCTGGCGATAAGAACCCTATGTACGGGACTAAGAGACCTGATGTTGGAGAGAGAATGAGGGCTATACATACAGGCAGAGTTCTCACAGATGAGCACAAGCGTAAATGTTCTGACGCGCTGAAGGGCAAGGACGCTGGTATTCCGTTGTCTGAGGATCGCAAAGCTAAAATAGGGGCCGCTAATCGTGGCAGAGTTCTCACGCCAGAGCATAGGGCTAAAATAGCTGAGGCAGGTAGAAATAGATTACCTGTGTCTGATGAAACACGTGAAAAACTAAGAGTTGCAGGTACCGACAGGCATCATACAGATGCCACTAAGGCTGTCCTATCTAAATTAAAGTTGGGCGTACCAAGGTCGGCAGAGTCTGTATTAAAGCAGAAGGAGACTATTCGGTTACGTAAAGCTGCAAAGCGCAGCTTATAGAAGTGAAAATCCCGGACATGTCCGGGATTTTTCTTTATTACTGGCTTATGCGTAGGTTAGTACGTCAAATGCGTCGAGGAATAATCTTCGGCAGATTTGGCCAAAATCCCAACGCATTGCCGAACTACGACGAAGCGAGAAACTTTCGATCGCGCTATACGTGGCGTTTGTCGATGTAACCCGGTGAATTGCATAACGAGAGTCAATGCCCATGATAGTCTTTGCAGGCCAACCTACCGTGCTATCCACGATGAAGATCGGCAGCTCGGGTGCCCATGTCGGGTTAGACACGTATACCGTCGAGTCAATCCGCTTACTGCCTGGATTGTCCTGTACAACGGTCGGTCTTCCTGTACGATTTTCTATTGCCATAGCCCCGGCGATGTCGGTCACTAGGGTCGTTACTCGACGCTTCTTACTGTTGTTGTACAGGTAACTGACCCACGCCAATTGGGTAATGCCAGTAGCGGCTGCTGCATCATACGAAGCTGCAGTAGCCGACTTGCCCAAGGATGACAGCGAGGCTTGCCCCATATCAGCATCACCAGAAAGCAATGCCAACAAGTTCTCATTAGCGCGGGCATTACGCTCAGTGGCCACTTGACGAGCAATGGCCAGTGTAAGCAGGTCAAGATTGATATACTTGGTGACGTTGTCTGACCACTCTGCACCTAGCGAAAAAGTCGGAATCCGCACGGACTTCTCAGCCGTGGTGAAGCTCATCATCGCTGCTGGCTTGGCCAGTTGGGTGGTGACCTGACTACGAGCAGACTCAGGCATGGACATACTCAACTCAGGCCACAGAAGCCATTCGTCGGCAATAGTCTCATCAAGTGCCACCATACCGTCAAAAGCGTTGGCGTTCATGTCAAGATCAGAAACCAGCTTATCCTCGATCAGGGCACCAATGGCTGGCATGAGCAGTACACGACCTTGCGAACTGGGAGTACGAACAATCGCCCCAGCTTCAAGGACCGTGCGCCCTTCAAGGGCTGCAGCCAGGCTAGGTGAACGAATGCCGTACTTCTTATTGGACTTGAGGATGATGCCCTCGCTCTCACAAAGCTGCGAAAAGGCATCACCATGTAATTCAGCATTGGTGTCCAACGTGCTGTTGACGTAGTCCCGGACGGAGAGAGATGCATTCCCTGCGTCCCTAACCAAGTCCAAAGTCACTTCAAATTGTTGGGTCGCACCTTGTGCGTCGATAAAAGCAGCCATGTCTAGTTCTCCTTAACCATTGACACGTTCAATGATGCCGAAATCGCCAACGGCACCAGCCGAGTCGAACGAGATGAGACGCCATGCGAAAATGGCATTGCGAGCCTGCAGGCCGGCGGCAGTCAGGTCTGCCGGAACAGCACCTGGTTGCTGGGTCGCCTTGCGCACTTTCGGCGGAGTCGTTGAAGTCAGCGCCGTGTCCTTAGCTACAGGAGTTCCACAGACCACGTAGTCACCAATGGCAATGGAACCCGTGCCGGCGGCTTCCGAGCCATCAAGCAGAACCCGTTTACGGCCCCTCTGGTTGACAGAACCCATGCTGAAGTCATCCGCCGTGTAGGACTCGACCGCCGTGATCACGGCCTCAATGGGGTTGCCGACCGCGCACAGAACATAAGCGTCAGTGCCAGAGAGTTTGACGAATTTGCCAACTTCCTTATCGGTATAAGCGTTAGCTGGAGTGGTGGATACTGAACCAGTACCCAACCGAGTAGAAATCGATTCATCACCGATCAGTTCCTTGAATTTAAACTTAGCCATTTGCTACTCCTTACTTTTGAAAACGAACCGCGTTCACGCGGGCTGTACGACGCGGATCGACTTGCGTCTTTGCAATGGGTTCTTCTGCAGAAACCGCAGCAACACCACCAATTGGGAACTTCTTCTGAAACAACTCCGATACACGAACATGCTCGGCAAGAACCTGTGTGGCGTCCATGTCTGCAGACACCATACACACAGCGTTCATAGCAAGGCACATGTTACGAACACTTTTAACGGTGATCTCCAGAAGAGGCTTATGCGAGGCTTCAAATCCAACCAACTTATCTTCAAGTCTGGCGATCTTAATACCGGCTGCGAGGATGGCTTCATCCTTTGCCGCGATCTGAGCCTGTGCAAATTGCAATGCCTGGTTGTCGGTGTCCGCCTGCTTCTCTCCGGTCGCAGTAGGGGCATCTACCTTTGCAGCCGGAGTAGTGGCAGTCGCAGTAGCCTCTACTTTTTCCTGGGTGGACGCTTCGTCTTGCAAGCCATCTGCGGCTCCTTCAATCTCTACGGGTTTGACATCGAGTTGCACACCAGCAGCCAAAGCGGCGATGTCAGCTTCTGTCAGGGCTTTTTTGGCCATGTTAGCTTCTCCAGAGTGATCGGACACTGCGCCCGATAACGAAAACCTATTGTTACTGCCATTATCCTTAGTTTTTGTCAATGATGCAACAATCTTTTTCTTCAGGCCACCTACGACTGCGTCGTAAGTTGTCACGCCATCGGTAAGACCCACATCCGCTGCTGCCTGTCCAATAAACTCTTGACCGTCGCCCATTGTCTTGTCAGTATATTCATAACTGCGCCCGCGCATATCAACGACGTGGTCAATGAAGACGCCGTAACTGGCATCTACAAGGGCTTGTATTTGGGCTTCTGCGGCTTTGGACAAGGGTTCGTTCGGGTCAGCTAAAGCCTTGTACTTGCCGGCTCTTATAATAGTGACAGTCTCGCCGGCCATCTCATTGGCTTTAGAAAATTCACGGAATGTAGCTTTTACCCCAATAGAACCCACTAGAGAAGCCTTGCCAGAATAAACCTTTCCTGCTGAACACCCTAACCAGTACGCCGCACTGGCCATCGTATCCCCGTAAGCTGTAACGGGCTTTACCTTATGCACCTGTCTAATCAAGTTGCCAGTATCGTCGCACCCCGATACAGCCCCGCCGCCAGAGTCAATATCCAGAAGAATCTGTTTGACAGTATCGTCATTAACAGCAGCAATCAAGGCTTCCCTAATTTCTGGATAGCCTGTAACGCCACAGTAGCGTAAGAACGGGCTGTCACTATTAACTAGCGGCCCCTTGATTGTGATGGTTGCCAGCCCATCTGCCACACTAAGAAGCCTTGGTGACTCATCTTCTTTGACTTCGACCCACTCTCCGGCAGCAATCCTTGCTTCAGCCTCTAGTGCCACTTGAAAGCTGGCATCAGAGCCGGCCCACATTCTTTCTTCTTTAACGCTCATAATCTTCTCCAATTACAGGGGCCTATTAACCCTGAGTGTAACAAGTTCCCCGCTGCCCTTCCACCCCGTCATTTCCACGTAAGCTTGTAGCGACCAATCACCTACAACATCAAGATCACCAGTTTGGGTTACATATTTGATCTTTGTAGTCCCATCTAGTGTCGCAGTCCATGTCGTTCTTAGCCCATCCGGCTTTCTGACTTTAATGTTACGAACAGTCGCACTGCTTACGTCCTCTACACAATCCAGGATTATCGCAGTGCCCACGTCTCCGGTATATACAGTAGTCATTTGCTATCCTATAGCAGACTGCAAATTTACAGTCCTTGTGAGTGCTGACCTCAGATAAACAACATCTACCTCAGATGTGCTCCCACCTGTAACAATACATGTAACCCCCGCAGCTACAGCCGCACCAACCGCACAGATCACACTTACAGGCCCCGTGATGAGGGCTGTCACACCAGAAGCTACTGCGTTGGCAGGTGTTGTATAAACTGTAACAGAGCCGTTAAGACTTGCTGATATACCAGAAGCTACTGCGTTGGCAGGTGTAGTTGCCAGTGACAGATTTACGGCTGCTGATACACCAGAAGCTACTGCGTTGGCAGGTGTAGTTGCCAGTGACAGATTTACGGCTGCTGATACACCAGAAGCTACTGCGTTGGCAGGTGTACAAGGGATATTGAGCGCTACCCCGGCTGTGACCCCGGCTGCTACCGCATTCCCTGGAGTACAGGGAATCGTAGTTGTGCCACCGAGACTGGCTGTGACCCCGGCTGCTACCGCATTACCTGGAGTACAAGGGATACTGAACGCTACCCCGGCTGTGACCCCGGCTGCGATCGCATCCCCTGGAGTACAGGGAATTGCTGTGTCGCTACTGGTCGCATTAGTTTGTACCCACCCCTCAATACCTACCCTAGAGGATGCACTAGAGTCATCGCCCTGTATCCAGCCCCCTAGCGTTACGCGGGAAAAGTTAGCCACCGCCTATTACCAGAGAATTTGGGGATTAACGTACACAGTAGAACTAGCTTTTCCAACGACCAATCTACCAATAATCTCCCCGTTTTCTGCAGGTGTCAGGGATGTCCCCGAGTCTGCCTTACCAGACCAAGCTGTTGCGTTCTCCCCGGTCCATGAACCCAGTCCTGCCCCTGCAGCTTGATCTGCCCCTGCGGCCAACAAGGTCGCCGTATCAGAGTACAGTGTCCCTTGAACTGAACCGGATGTCACCTTAACCGCAAACTCAGCCGATACTTCATCATCTTTATAGGCCGTTGCGCTTGAATCACGAAGAATTTCAAAATAGGGCGTAATACTCGAAATACTTGTATTGTAGACAGACACCCAAGGGGTTACAAATGGTGTCAGGGCAGAGCAACTACTCGTCGTTACTATTTTCCACGACTGTCCTGCCGCTCCTGATGTGAAGTAAATACCCGTGTCTGAAAGCACTGAGCCAAGTGCATCCGCGTAATGCATGATACCGTGGGTATCACCAGAAGAGCAATCAAGCAACAATACAGACGCTGCTCCTTTGTTAGCAGGGGACTGTGTATCTAGTACAACGTAGTTAGTCCCTAACTTGCATCGATACAACTCATAATAACAAGGCATCCCTGTTGAGTGAGTTCCAACAATGTTATTTGCTCCGCAATGGCTCAGATCACAGTCAATAAGTTTAACAATACCCCCGCGTGTTGCCTTGAGGAGTGATGTGGGTGAAGACCCTGCTGAAGAAACTACACCCCTATGAATCACGCTCCCTGTGAATAAGCACAGACTTTGGCTAACATTACCAAAACGTACAGTTAAATCATAGGCAGTACAGTAGTGATTGACCGATGTCTGACTACCAAAAAATATCTGTGCTGTCGTTGATGTCGTACCTAGCCATAGGTAACAGCTTGTCAAATGAAAATGGCTGCCGTCCGCATCTGCAAAGACAATCGGTTGGTTTGTCGTGCCGCCATTCCTCAGCGTCAGGCCATGCACCCTGACTCGATACGCCCCAGTGATTATCAAAGAAATACTGGCTGTGGATGAGCCTAACCAAGTGGCAGTGCCCATTGTAGCCAAAACATCAGAGGCATCCTTATCGACACAGACAATGGAGATGTTATTGAGAACTGTCCATGTTGTATTTGAGGCAAGGGCGTTATCCCCTGTATGGTCCTTATCCACCAAAATTACATCACCCGAAGCCGTCGCGAGGGCTATCGCACCTGCCAAGGTTGTCTTAGCTGCCGCCCAAGAGGTTCCAGCCCCGTTGGTTCCTGCTTCTGACACATAATACGTCGCCATTAGTTCCCCTTGGCGTCTCTAATTTCAAGCCATGACGCCCTGAGCTTTGTCAGCCGCTCTTTAAAGATGACGTATTGGGCATCATCTTTACCAAACTCTGTTTTAATCTGAGCATCTGTATAGGTGCCATCCTCTATGAAAGTCAAAATAAGGTGCGCAATTTTCGCCAACCTCTCACCAGAAGAATTACGATACTCTACACGCAACCTATTTCTAAGTTGGGCCTTTGTTTGGTGTTTAAGATTCAGTGCCACGACTACCCCTCAATAAGCTGCTCAAGCTCCAATGCCGCCAGGGTCTCAGCCAGTCTGGTTGCTCTCACTGTAAGTAGCGTGTCCCTGTCCGTAGTACCGTCCCACAGGTAGGGGCCTATAACATAGGTAACACCATCAGAGTCCGTATGGGTCTCAGTTGTCCATACACCACCGCCAGTTTGAGCATGAGTATCGGACACGTAAGATGACGAAACAATAGCCATAATTAACTCTGTGTGATCTTCAAAACATCAGTACCTGCACCTTGAAAGTCGATAGTCCGGCTTCCAGACACAATACTGAGGGTGCCTTCAAAACTAAGCTCAATCCACCCAACGGCCCTCTTATTAGCGTCTGTATCGTTGAAAATGATGCCGTAAGCGCCGTTACTAAAACCACTCGCGTTTTGAGGAATTGTAACGTCTGCTGCTCGCAGCATCGGTACATTGGACACATTAGTCCATGTAACAGAAGCAAGTGTAATAGGGCCTGTGTACCCGCCACCAGTGCTCACCTGGCTGGTGGCAAAGTTGGTTGTGCCTGATCCGCCCCAGTGGGGATCAGCCGTGTTAAGTGCAGGCACTGTAGCCGTGGTAACAATCCCCAGCTTGAGCGTATCCGAACTGAGATTATGAACCTTCTTCCCAAGGTTCAACAGTGCTTCTGGAAACCATTTAATATCAC